TGCGGCATTCGATGGACGCTGAACTCTTCGCATGGGCTGCCCGCCACGATAGCATCTATGCGCTCAGAGCGGACGCAGGCAAATTCATTGTTAAAGTGAATCCAACCAGGCGTCGCCCACAGATTCAGAACGTCCCACAGAATGAACTCGCACCCGTGTGGCGTTTCTTTTGGTGCGACTAGATCGACGCCAATACACTTCCATCCACGCCTAGCGAACTCGCGAGACCATCCCCACCGACCGCAGAACAAATCCAAGAGGATTGGAGACTGCTCGCTCACTGCTCCATCTTCGTCAACTGCCGAATCTTATCGATGCTGGCCATTGCAGAGCGAGCGTCCACTGCTGGTTGCGACAGCGGCTTGGATGACTGCTCCTCTTCGCTCGGCAACGTCTTACCCGCGAGCGCCGCGACGACGCGCATAGACGCGATGCGCTGCGTAGCGGCCATCTCACTATTGCAGATCGCCACGATGAGCAAGCGCGCAGAAATGTCCAGCGACAATTCTAGAATCTCTTGCCTGTCGGGGAACTGGTCGAAGAAATCAGATCCAAGCGGTGTTCCCGCACACGCTATCTTGTACAAAAGTTTCTCGCGCGTGTCTGCTTTGAGTAGAGGCATCGCGTTCGCAGGCCGCATGACCGGCGGCGGGGCGAGTGACGAGCGCCGAACCTCTGCGACGCCAGCGGCTTCGTCAAGCGCTCTGCGGTTTGCTTCTTCGTCGATGGGCGCTTCTGTTTTCTTTTTGCGGGTCATGGTAGCAACCGCCTTTTCGCAAACGTTCTCGCCATGTCGCGTCGCGTGCGGCGCGGAATGATTCCGTGATCGTCTCGCACTGCCTGCTCTGCACTCGCTACTTTCCACGATGCAGCGAACGCGGTCGCACGGATTTGCTGGCGACTCGCAACGTTGAACGCAGTAGCCGATGATTTCCACGGCACACGGCCTCGCCCAATTCCCCGGTTGAATCGAGATTTGCTCATGGTCCCTGACTTTCTACGATGCCGCGCTCGAACTGCACGCGCCATGTGTTCATCGGCATCTCTCGCGTCACTTCATAAATCAAAAACTCCTCTCGCTTCAACAAACCTTCGGGAGTGTAGTGCGGCGGCCTGCCAAGCAATTCTCGCGCAGGGAATAGATTTTCCGGCCCGATGAGTAACGTGTGCGGCCTACCGAATCGCAGACGTGTTCCTTCGTTGATTGCCCATTGCAGAGAAGTCAGCGACAGATCGCAGCCAACTGGCAACTGAAATAGTGGGGTCGCAAACTTCACACCGAGCAGCGCGAGTGGGGCCGCTGCGAGAGACTGAAAGAAAGAACGTCGCGTACTCACAACTCTGCTCCTTCCGGCCAGCGCGTCACGCTGAAATCGCAAGGGAATGCCGTGCTCGCGGGAATGTCTACAAACATCGGCTCAAATTCTTTCGCACCGAACGGAAGCGTAGCGCCCGGATAGAGTCGCAAATCAGGCGGAAACATTTCCTCATCTCTCGGAGGAGTGGACCATCTGATTTGTCCTAACTTGCGCATATCGCACACATCCTATATGATGTGGCACACATGCGCAAGCAATTTGAAACGCGGGTCCGGCTGGTGATCTACATGGACGCGCGGGACCTCAATCGGCTGACGGCTCGCGCGAAGCGCGAAGGACGCGTACTGGTAGCTTGGGCGCGCGAGGTGTTGATGGGCGAACTCGAATCGAAGCCACTTATACTCACGACTACGCAGCGCGCATCTATCACTGACCCGAAACTCGCCAAAGAGATAGCGGACTTCAATTCTGACATTTTCACAATCAAGCACACCGCGCAATCGAATCGTTTGACGTGCCGCTGCGCGACGTGCAGCGAGTACCGGCGCGTGCACGATCTGCCGCTCGGCGGGCTGAAGCGAGCGACGAAATGAACGATCTTGTTGCGTCGATACTCGCCTCGCTATTTGTTGGCGCAGTTGTGACAATATTACTAATCGCTCTATTGAAACTCAAGGAGGAATCTTGCAAGAAATAAATTTGAAGTCCGCAATCGACACCAACGTGCTCAAGCTCGGCGCGCTCACGATGGAAGCGTTCAACGACAGACTGCTGGTGATCGAAGATGAGTTCCGCAGCGGCTACGAGTGCCCTGATTGCGTAGGCAAAAAGAAAATCAAGTCTCCTGAGCTGGAAGAGTTGGTCTGCGAGAACTGCTCGGGCACCGGCCAATCAGTCATCAACAAAGAAGCGCGCTGCTCGCGCTGCAAGGGTAGTGGACGAACACTCTGCCCGACGTGTAAAGGCAAAGGCGGTGTGATTGTTGTAGCGCAAGCGAGTGAGCGCAGGCCGACGACAGGCACAGTTGTTTCCATCGGAGATAGAGTAGAACGAGCGCAGCGCGGTGAGAGTGTTATCTATACGTCATTTAGCGGACACGTATATGATTTAGAGTTGCCGGGCGGCGAGCAAATCGTCATCCGTGTAATCCAAGAGAGCGACATCCTCGCAAAAGTTTCGGGCCACTTAGAGTTGCGCCGAGTAAAGAAGTCAGCGGCGGTCGGTAGTGCAGCGTAACTCTTTCCACACATCCACATAATTTCCACAGTCAACTTTGCTGCCCGTGTGGTATAGTCCGCAAACCGAAATCCCCTGCTTTTGGAGATCGGCTGCGGAGCGCGGGGCCGGTTGCCTAACACTTCCGGCTCCGTACCCCTTGTTAGGAGGGGTCAACGATTTTCTATCCTCGATTCCCCGGCGCTTACGAGCGCAAGACAGCACACCTTTCGTGGGAAGAACACTGGGCGTATACCCGACTTCTGGACGTTTTGTACATGACCGAGAAGCCCCTTCCGAACGACAAATACATCCTCTTTCGCATCACAAATGCGTCAAAACGGAGTCAAAAACTAGCAGTACTTCGCGTTGTTAACGAGTTCTTCTTTTTAACCCCTTACGGGTACTCCAATGACCGCTTTGAGGAGGAGTTAACTAAAGCAGAATCAAGAAGAAACAAGGCGCAGAAAGGTGCAAATTCACGCTGGAAGCATCATGCTCCAAGCAATGCTCCAAGCAATGCTACGGGCAATGCTCGGGGGCATGCTATACATACACATATACATACACAACCACAACCAACCCCTCCTCCTAACCCTACCCTTATGCAAAAACTAGGTATTTCTCTCACACTCTTTCTTGCGTTCAAAGAAATGCGCGTGCGGATTCACAGGCCGATAGTCCCAGGTGCGGAGGATTTAGTACTTGCTGAATTGTCAAAGTTGCAAGAGCAAGGCGAAGACCCTAGCGAAGTTTTACAGAGAGCAATTTTAAATTCATCGTACATGCTGTACCCAGCCAGAAAGGAAAAATCGAATGGACACGAATCTTTCCAAGAAAGAACCCAACGAAAGTCGCAGGAAGAAATTGCAGACATGCGTAGAAATCTTGACCCGGTGGTTCGCGAAGTGGAGCGCGGTCTTCCCAAACCATCCCGTAAGTAAACTCCAGACAGCTACGTACGCCGAGGCGTTGATCGACCTCACAGCCGAGCAACTGGAGTACGGCTGTAAAGAGGCCAGCAAAAACATGGAGCAGTTTCCTAAGCCCGGTCACATCCGAAAGCCAGCGGAGAATCTAACGAACGAATACTTGGGCCCTGCTCTCGAATGGGACCCAGAGTTGGAGCGCCAGAGGTTGGAACGCAAAGCGGAGTGGGAGCGACATCTTGCCAGTGGCGAGGTAAAACAAAAGCCAGAACCAGAGCCAGAGAAACCACGGCGACCAATCGGAGCCACTCGTCACGCAAAATCTCTTGAACAGCAAAAGCAAGAACTCCGAGAGAAAGGCTGGCTGCACTAAAATGGAATCCACTACGACGCTTCCACCAATCCGCTCGCTGGTTGTTCCAATCGCTCGCGAGATTTGCCCACTCTTGATTCAGCGCGAGTATAGTAGCCTCGATACAATCAGTGACGCAGAGGCAATCATCGAAGTGTGCCGGATCGCGAACATCGTGCGGTATCTGCGTATGGGGGGCACGGCGAAGTGGTCGTCAGCGGATGAACTGGCCCTCTGTCGAAAACTTGCCGACATGAGCGAGGCTATGCCATGAGCCTACGTCGCGAGAAAGCAATCAGATTTGCCCAAGCCGATTCTCAGTTGTGTGTCAAATGTGGTCGCCAAAGATGGAAGCATTACAACACGAACGAGTGTGACCTGTTTGCAGGAGTGAAGCGAAAGGACCGAGACCAATGGACGAAACCGAACTCCGAAATGAATTTGTGTCCGCCTGCCACCGCTGGATCGAAGCAACCGAAGAAAGAGAATTTCCAGTTTCCGATTTGATTCGTCAGGCCCAAACGTTTTTGGAGCAACTGGCTTCAAAATGCGACGATCAAACATGAACTGGAACTTACTCCCAATCCCTACCGACGATGAGCAAGCGTACCGCGACGCGGTGCGACTGAACTCGCTCGGCTCTTTATTTTTTTTTGCACACTTCGTGCTGCAAAAAACCCGCCTCGCAAAACTCCACTGGTACATGTGCTCCACGTTGGAGGACCCGGACCTACACCTCGTGTTTGAAATTCCGATGTCGCACTTCAAAACTACTTGCGGCATGGAAGCCCTTTCGATGTGGTGGGCTTTGCCGTTCACGCGGCGCGACGAAGACATGATGGGTCAACTCGGCTACGACTCTGCGTGGCTCGGCAAAATGAAAACGCTGCACGATCAAAACGCGCGAACGCTCATCACGCACGAAACCTCTGCGCGTGTTATCTCAATGGGCAAAGCGCTAGACGATCACTACTTGCACAACGATGTTTTCCGCCTGGTGTTCGCAGACGTGATACCTACCGAAGAAACTCTCTGGAACAATCACAGCAAAATGCATCGGCGCGACCGCAGCAAGCCGAGCGACCTCACGACAGCGACGTACGAATTTCGCAGCGTCGGCCAAGCGTTGCAGGGAATCCACGTGAGCGGAATCATCAACGACGACTCGGTAGGCAAAGCAGCGCAAGACAACATGCTGAACGGTGACGGCTCAATCATGGACGACGTGTACCGCTGGTGGAAACAAACTACAACACGCTTCGACCCGGCTGCGTTCACGAAGTCAGGCATCGGGCGGCAACTCATAATCGGGAATCGCTGGGGCCACGCAGACCTGAATAGCAAAATCCGCGCGAATCATCCCGAGTTTAAAATCGAAACACACTCCGCAGAGGGCGGATGTTGCGCGCTGCACCCACCGGGAGAGCCGATCTTTCCCGAAGAGTGGAGTATGGAGCGGCTAGCGCACGAGCGAAGAACACTAGAGCACGCTGGAAAGAGTTACGATTATGTCAGCTTCTACCTAAATAAAACGCATTTGCAGGAAGATTGCATCTTCAAACCAGAGTGGCTACGGAAGTTCACGTTCAAAGAATCTCGCCCCGATCTCGACAAAGAAGACTTGCGAAACTTTCTGCTGATTGAACACAACGCCTACGACGACGAGACGCTCGGGGAATTGAACGCAGGGGTGCTGCACAAGCGCATGATTGTCACACTCACAGACGCGAAGAAGCGTAGGCGTCGCACGCACGCTATTCTCGTGGTGGGCTACGACAGCGAGCGCGATAAAATATATTTACTCGCAGTGTGGGCGGAGAAAGTTCCGTACGGTGAGTTGATGGACACAATCTACAAAATCGCGAACCGCTGGGGACTGCATGAATTTTATCTCGCGCCCGACGCCGCGCAGAACATGAAGTTTTATCTCGACGAGCGCAACCGCCGCGACAAAACAAAAGCGCTCAACGTGTTCGCTCTGGCAACGGACGACGGCGACAGCGCAGTGAGCAACCGCATCGAGGGACTACAAACGCTTTTCAAGAACGCGCAACTCTGGTATCACCCGAGGCAAAAGGAATTTCTCGCGGAGTACGAAGCGTATCCTGCGGGAGCCATCGACGTGCTCGACACGCTCGCGCAAGTTCCGGCGACGCTGGAGAACGTGCGACGCAGGGAAATGGCTGAGTGGGCAATCGCACAGCAGAACGCTTTTAGGAATCGCAACGCTGGAGCAGGAGGGTACTGAGATGGCTTGTGAGCACAAAGACTTCAAGGCGCTTGTAGACGTGCACCGTTTGACGCGCGGTGAGGATGGTCCGGTCTACGCATGGACGTGTGATATTCGCGTCAGGTGCCTCGATTGCGGCTTGCCGTTCACATTTCCCGGTCTAGCGAATGGAATCAGCTCGCACGAAGCGAGAGTCTCAGTCAGCGGCGAAGTGCTGAACGTTCCAATGAAGCCGCAAGATCAAGAGCACTTTGAATTTTTTACTGGCTTCAATGTCCGGCACACGCAATGTTGAGACGCGAACTCTTCGGCGTCGAATATTGCTGCACGGTCTCGTGGTGCGGGTACAACTTCGGAGACCCAGACAGCGCGCGCGACTTCGATGTGTGGACTGCGGGAGTGCGAATCCATTTGCAAAACTTTCACAATCACAGGCTCGCCCCGAATGCCTACTTGAACGATTTGCTCCGTCCGGTGTACAGTGTCGCGCATGGCGACCGCAGTTCCGCTCCCGCAAATAGCCCCTGCTCCTGAACCCGCAGAGAAGCCGAAACTTTCCTACCGCGCCACTCGTGATTTTGAAATGCGTTCCACTTCGTTCGGCGCGTCCGTCGATGATGAAATCAAAAAGTGGGTTTGGGAGCAGATCGACGTTCGCCAGAAGCAACTCGAAAACCGGCACAAGCACAAAGTTCCCGAGTGGCGGCGTCTCGCATCGGGAAAGCCGCGAGAAGAAAATAAAAGCTGGCCGTTCGAGAATTGCAGCAACTTGGTTCACCCGATCATCGGCGAGTCGAGCGACGAACTGGCCGCGCGCGTCCTGCAACTCATCTGGGCCGTCGCGCCGATAATTCGCTATAGCTACTTCACGCTCACAAAAGACGCCATCCAAGCGCACATCAATTCGGTAAAATCTAGATTACTAGAACAGTTCATTGACTACGTGTCATACGAACCGCGCGAGCTCGATCTGTACCGCATTGAAAATCTGTGGTTCCACGAGAGCACCGACATCGGCACAGCCTGGGTCTGCGCTGCACCCGAGAAGCGCGTCGAGTGTGTACACATCGGCTACGGAAAGAATCCAGAAACGGGAAAGGCGGGCAACAAGTTCGAGAATGACGTGCTGTACGAAGGCCCGAAAGTCCTAAACCTGCTCGACGAGGATGTGCTCTACGATCCCGATGCGAACACGCCGGAAGATTCTGTATTCCTGTCGCGCAAGATTTCGCTCAACCGCCGCGACTTGCAGGAGCGAGTTTTCAAAGGGCTGTACAAAAGAGCCGAAGTAGAAAAAATTCTAGGCAGGCCCGACCGCTACGGCCCCGGAGAAATCCGCAAGCGAGAGAACTCGAAGAAAGGCGTCGTAGCGACCGAGGACCGCATCCTCGCGGAGTGGGATGTTCACGAGTGCTATTTCTACTGGTACGTTGGCAGGAGAAAATACAAACTCTTCGCGTGGTTCCACAAAGAAACTAAAACCATGCTGAATCAGGTTTTCAATTTCATTCCTGAAAACCAGATCCCACTCGTGCGCACGCGGCTCTCGCTCGGCGAATCGGGGATGAACGGGCGAGGCTTCGCGGACATGGGCAGTAACTTCCAAGATGAAATCTCTACGGCAAAGAATCAGCGCAACGATGCGACTACGTGGATGATGCTTGGCATCAATACGATCTCCCCGCAAAACCGGAACATCGACAAAAATCTCAAAGCATTCCCTGGCGCAATGCTGCCGATGAACAAAGACGAGTTCATGCATTACGATGTGGGCAATGTAAATGCCGGTCAACTCTCGATGCAGAACGAACAAGCCATGATTCAGCAAGCGCGCGAGCGCTTCGGCGTCGGCCCACCAGTGGGCGGTATGGGCGCGGGCACGACAAACAAAAAAGGCCAGTTCGGAAGCATGGGCACAATGGCCGTGCTGCAAGAATCGAACTCGCGCAACAATCACCGCACGTCAGACTTCCGCCACTCACACGTGAAACTTATCGGCTTGTTGACGGACATGTACGGCGCAATGGGTCTCGGGCGCAAAGGTTCCGTGTTTGGTCTCGATGACAAACTTTTGGAAGAAGCGCTGGCGGATTTTCTGGAACGCAAGGTGCGTATCCCGATTCGCGCGGCGACGGCGAGTGCGAACAAGGAAGTGACGAAGCAAAACGAATTGCTGCTCAACCACGCCCTCGATGGTTACGTGAAGTCTATGTCGAGTGCGATTCAAGCAATCGCCACCGCGCAACTTCCAGACTTCTACAAAAAATGGCTGAGAGAAACAGCCATCGGCAAAGTGCATCTTATGCAGCAGATCGTGCGCGACTTCCAACTCAGTGACCAGCCCGAAGAGTTTGTGCCGAACATCGAATTTCCCGAGGAGCAACCGAATGCCCAAGCGCCAGCGCCCACTGGACCCCAGCCAGCCGACAGAATCCGTCAGATGGCCGAGGCAATTCGCAAACCTTCCGGCGTCTCAGTCCCTGGTGGACAACCCGGGATGGGCGGAGATGGAGGCGGAATGGGCGGACCAACTGGCGGACCTCAACTTCCGCCTAGCGCATGATCGCACGCACATGCACGATGATTTCTATCGTGGTCAAATTGCAAGTTTGGAAATGATGCTCGGCTTTCGGCAAGAATTGAAAGAGTGGAAACAGAATCACCGATGATAACCACGCTAGTTTCGCGTCCGATGAAAGCGTTCATCGAGCACACTGTTATCCTCCGATTGGCGAATGGCGAAACGCGATTAGTGACCCGCAAGTGGTGGAAGCATTTCCTGCAATCTCTTCCTGAAAACCCGACAGTTCCGACCGCTCAATAAGTCCTAGTACTTTTTTAGCTTGACACGCAAACTAAAGTGCCAGTACTCTCCCACGTCAGAGGCGTACTGGAACATGGGTTGGTTCGACAAGCACAAGCCCGCAGCGAGTGACGCTGGAAAAACT